TTTCTTTTTCTCTGGATTGGCTGCGATAGGCTTGGGGTTTTCAACGTCATCTGGTATGGCGTGACCAGTCATACCATCCAAAGCTCCGTCAAAGTTGAGGAACTCACTCGTTGTAAGGTCATCGTTACCCTTTTTGCATCCACCGCCGGGTCCATGACTTAATACTTTAGTTACGGGCTTGTCTGGATTGTCCAAGTCGATTTCCCACTCTGTTGTGCCCGGTGGAATATTAGGGTTTACTCCTACTGCTGATCGAAACATTTTCATCTTTTATTCTCCTAAGCCGACATTGCTTGACCAAGTTGTGGTCCGACAATAATTAACTTGTTTCCTTCTTCTCGTACTTGCATACCCTTGCTTTTTGCGTAAGCAATATATTTTTCTTTATGAATAGAACGTTTAATGTCCTTAATCATATTGTCGAAATCGACAGGAACAGAATTGCGATAGTCATCCATGGCCACTTCCCATTCTGAAATGCGATTATTCGGGTCGCCTTTACAACGGAAGCCAAGGTCTGTATAACTGAGTTTATATCGTCTATCTGATATTTTGCGTCTTCGAACAACTAGGTGAGCATCTTGTCCGGGTTGACCACCATAACCATCCATCGAAACACCTTCGGGGTGTCCTTCAATTGCATCAGCCCATGCTGGCATGATTTTCGCCAAATGTCTTTGAAGAACTGCAAGTGAACACTTTAGTCCATCTGCTTGTGCTACCATCCAATGACTCATTTTTAATCCTCCTGATTAATATTTGTTCAAGTCGATTAGTATTATACTAGACCAATCTTACTTTACAAGGTATTTGTTTAAAAATTCTTCTATATATGTTGATGGCAGACCTGCATCAAGACCATATTCGGTCTGATCGCCTGAAACTACCAATGAAACCATCCCTATTACCATACCATTGCTTTCTCGAATAACGGGACCACCACTGTTACCCGGATAGACCGAAACGTCTAAAAATATATATCGAGGGGCATTTTCATGGGTTAAGACTTCTTTATCTACTCCTCCGAGTATACCCTCAGCTATATTGTTATCAAACCCATGAGGGCTTCCGACGCAAAGGATGTCTTCACCTATAGTTAATGGAGAAGTGTCAATTTGAAATGCATTACTTTGAATGTCTGCCTCGATTAAAGCAATGTCCCAAGCAGTATTAACTCCAATAAGTTTCGCTTCTGTCCACTGATCTTCGTCAATCAAATGAATAATAATACCATCTGCAAAATTTTGTTCATCTATTTGTTCTTCTCGGTTATAACTTTTAATAGTATGAGCACAAGTAATGAATTTATTCGGAGCCACACAAAAAACTGAACCAGTCTCCTTAACTCCTTTTGTAGAGTTGATAGATTCTATCATGAAGCATTTACTCATTGCATCGGCTATTAGATCTATTCGTGGAGATTTTTGAGCGATACGACTAAGGTATTTGAAAGGAAGTTTATTTTTTCTTAAATGTTGTTGAGCCATGTCAAAAGACCCAAAGTCTAGAACTCCTCCGTCAACTTTAACTCTCCATATCTCGGGACGTTTTGCCAAACCCCATTCCATTCGTTCCATAATGTCTAAGTCACGAGCTTTACGTTTGTAGTCGTCTCCCTCAGACTTATAGTCTTTGCTTACGTCTTCTCCGGGACTCCAATCTCCGCCACCACCGGGAATCTTATATTTTTTGCCATTTAATACGTCTTCAATAGTATGGACATTATTAAAGGGTATTACAGACTTGTCTGTGAGCGGTGAAAGGGATGTTATTCCATCAGACCTGTCGTTTTTAAATGGCATGGACGTTCGCTGTGCTTTGCGATGAATTTTTGGGTGAATGATATTCATGCTCTATTATTCTTTTTTAGTTGCTCCTGAACCTTTCACAAAAAATGCCGACACATAAATGTCGGCATTTTTTCTTTATATTTGAAGATTAAATTTCAATATTGTCATCTATAAAAGCGGTATGAGATTCCTCTTCAGCGGCATCGTCAAGAAATGCCTGTTTAACTACTGCATCTTTGGATGAGGCGTCACCCCTGTCAATGAAAGGATCTCTATTTTTCATAGTCTCGCTTCCGGGAACTGCACAAGTTTTTAGGTCAACCTTTTCATCAGCAGGACCACTAACAACAGCTTGGCGTCCCATTTGTTCCTCAGCAGGAAGGTCCTCTTCAAAAATGCTTGGTTCGTCATCAACGAAAATACCGTCTTCTTCGTCTTTAAGTTTAGACATAGCCCTTAAAGATGCTGCGGTTTTAGGACTTTCGGCAATTTCGCCTGCTGCACGATTGACAAATCGTCCCTGTCTGACTGATGTATTACCATTCTCGTCAGCGACAACGATTCGAGCACGCGAGCCTTCTTCCTCTTCTTGTATAGGAGCGTCTACAACAAGGGTTTGAGGCGGATGAAAAACGCTTTCTTCGGCTTCTGTAAGCTCTTCACTAACAATTCTAATAAAGCCAGCTTGCACTAGTTCATTGACTTCGTTAATTTGTATAGCATTATCTGCTGCGATTACGGTCTGCTGCTGACCTCGAAGGACAAGGTCGCTTGAATTAAAAGTAATAGTAGATGGCGTTATGCCAACGATGGTTAGTTTCATAATTATCTCCTACGTCGCGTTATTGCGATTAGTTCTCAATGTTTATTATACACTATCGTAAACAATCTAGCATAATTTTTTTTACGGACAAAAAGTTACGTACTTTGGATACAAATAGTCGTTTTTCTGATTCGTTAAAATTTGCCACAGCCAAAAGGTCTTGCACTTCTGTATTACATGCAGCTAAATCCGTTGGGACAAATTTACTTTCAAAAGAATTAAAAGCCTTCTCTATCTTTTTGTCATCTACTTTTTTTTTACATGAAGCGAAATAGGCTGTCCATACTGACTAGTCACCAAAGGAAACATTTTTTCCCCATCAATCTCTGTAACCGCAAAATCAGAAAGTCCGCCGACTTCTTCAATTTTAAAATCATCATCTTCAAAATCTATTTGTTTTTGGAAAGTTATAATTTTATCAGAAATAAGCTTCGAAGTGTCAATATTACTTTTGTCTATGTCAAGTCCTGAATGTGAATCATTAATGAAGTCAATGATGTCTTGTTCAAGAGTTGCAATGTCGCCAGTAGGAATATTAAGCTTAATAGTTCCTGAAGCTATAACTGGATAGCTTTCAGGATTTTGTGCTCCTTCAGGGGCAGTATCTAATTCTTTCTATTCAACTTCTGTAAATGCGGCAGAGTCAAGCATGTCTCCTCCGATCTTTTCCTCTCCTCCTTCAAGTCTCGATTTGAGAGCTTGAACGGCGGCTAGATGATCTTCTCCGAGAATTCGAACCTTAGCTTCATTAATGCCAACATCAATATTGCTAGTCGATACTTCTCCGATTAATTCGGGGAACATTTCATTAACTGTTAATTCTACTGCACTTTCAACGGCATCAACGTCATTATCAAAACGACCATCGAAACCAAAACGTAAGTATACACCGGGTATTGGATCTAAGAAGATTTTAGGTTCTCCTACCAATGTAATTCCGGGGGCTGACCCAGTCACAGCCTCGTTCCTAAAAGAGTCTTCGTCTCCCAAGTCAGTTACTTCACCAGATAAATCAGGATCAGTTTCATCCATATCATAATTTTCTAATCGACCAAAAGGATCTTTCGCAAAATCCAATTCACTTTCTGCACTTTGAGCAGTTTTAGACAGATTCTTGGCAATCTTAAGTCCATCAGGACTAGATTTTTCCCACCAACGCATTTGTTTAGGCGTTGAAGAAGCAGGCTCGGGCTTTTCGTCTTCTTGTTTATTCTCAGACAAAAGACGTTGTTCTTCGAGCTTATTCATATCACCAGTATAGGCTTCTGTGTTTCTATGTTTAACCAATTTGGACTTAGAATTATCTAATCTCCACTCAGTAGAACCTTCAGCCTCAGCTTTGCGATTTTTTTCTAGCTGCTTTTCGGTTAAGTTTACGGGTTCTTCTTTGACCCTATAATCTTCTAGTTGTTTTTCTTCAACGGAATTTTTCTCAGGCTCGTCGTCTTGGCGAAGACGATGCTCGATATGTTCATCACCGTTGATTTTTTTGTAATCTTTCAAATTAAATATTTCACTCATAAATAGACTCCCGGCAAATACATGATGGTATTCTCTGTTCTTAATTTCTTAATTATCTTTCGGTTTTCCTTTCCAAAAAACGGTTTTTCTTATCGCATCCCCATTCGAACTACAATTGGCGATGGCAAAGCCATGTGAACACTGTCTGTTGCCATAGCACATGCTCCTGCAAGACAATCAACAAGGTCATCAGTTTTGACATCTCCCGATTTATCAGGCATAAAAGTGACACCTCGTTGCGTTTTTCTATATTTTAAGTTCTTTAGCTCAAGAATCAGTCTGTGATCGTCGTACAAATATAATTCTGGATCTTCGGGATAAGACATCAAATCTCTTAGGTTTTGATATACTTTATTCTTAAAATGACGATTATATGCTGTTTCAATGGTATTTATTCCATGCTGCTTCAACAATTGAAGACTATGAACAGAATTGTATTGGTCATAACTCACCGTCATTGGGTGATACTTAGCACAAATTGCAATAACGTCTTTATCAATCTCATGGAATTTTAGCCCCACTCCCGGTTCAGGTTCCCACGCCCATATTTTTGCCAAACAGGTTCTAATTCTTTTCTTGCCTTGGGGATTGGTATAGTATTGCTTAGCTACTAGTACCGCTACATATCTATCTCCACCCTTGGCAGGATCAACATGAAGGTAATAATTACATCTAGGCATGGGGAATTCATGGGGTCCAATGTCAAATTTAATACATCGATCAACCAATCCTCCGTCAAACCAATTACCATATACTCCCGTTTTAGCCCATTGAGCACCATATTCCACACTAAACATGTCAGCATTACGAATTCTGTCTGACTCTAGGGATTCATATTTAATGTCAGGGTTTACGTCCCATGTTGGTAATTGAAAACCTAAAACCTTATTGTATTCAGCCTTGGTTTCATCTTCGGACTTGCTAAAGATGTCATAAAAAATTCCACTAGTAGAGTTCGGAGAAGAAATTTCAACAAGTTTTGCATCACCGCTCGGAACAAATCTACTCAAAGACGGTTTTAAAACACTAAAGAAATACTGACCATTTACTTTTCCAGCGTCATCATAGAAAGCTAATTCATCGAATAAAATCATAATGGCGTTATATCCACGAAGCGTATCAGGATTACTATGACCACATAGCATTAAAATAGAGCCGGGAACCGATAAAACAGCCTCTCCTTCTCTCATTTTAGCTAAATCATAGTCAGTATAAAGACGAATTTCTTTTGTAGTTTCTTTTGCGATTCTTCCCTTAAAGAAAGGAGAATTTCTAAGACGAGCCTGAACCTGATAGAACAAGCGTCCTGCCTGCTCTTGGGATAGGGCTACATTAATTACTGCAATTTCATCATCATATGGGAGCTTATAGTACATATGTGGGTCCCCATCTCCAACAACAAGCAATTTGTAAAGCTCATATGTAGAAATAATGGATGCCATAACGGTTTTACTTCCACGTCTTCCAAGAACAAGATTAAGTTCAGTAAAGTTAAAACCTTCTCGTTCTTTCTTTTTAAGCTTATCAATGACCGTTGAAATATTACGTCGATATTCGATTCCATCTAATGTTTCTGTCCCCGACTTTTCGTAAAGCCACTCCCATTCTTCTTTTGTAAGTTTTAAGTCAATATTCCCCTTAGTCCCCATGTAAAAACACTTTAAGATAATCTTCTGAGAAGGATATAGTATGAAGTTGTTCGCAGGAAGGTTTAGGTAGTCAGGATCATTACAAAACGTAATAATATCTACAATCTTCTTTTTGTGTGTTTGTTCAGCAATTTCGGGATTCAAATTCTGAATCTCATTGATTGCTTCTAATAATATGTTCCTTTCTTCTTTAACTTTAATTTGTCTTGGCATTATTGCTCCTCTAGGAAGAGGATCGTAGAAGTATCTTTCACATCAACTAAGCATTCTTTGTTCGTTTTGTAGATTACAGAATATCGAACATCATCACTTTTCAGCGTTGACTTTATTCCTTCGTCGTCCACAAAAACTAATACACCTTTCCTAATTTTTACGCGGCGAGGCCAACTAAGGAGATTATTTGAACTATCTCCTTGTCGCATCGGATAACCACTAATTGTAACTACTTTGTCGTTTGTTACTTGTCTAATGCAATGATTGCCACTATCGCAAACAAAGATTGAATCCTTGTCGGCAGCAATCCCCATTGGGCTGTCTATCATACATTGGGAAGGAACATTTGATATTGAATATCCGGGCCTTCCATTTCCTATAATTATTTTAATTGAGCTTGTACTCATTAAAAAACAGACGTTGAGTTCCTTATGGCAAAACGCTATCTTTGAAGACGAAGCCCACGTCAAATCTACAAATACATTATTTTTTGACAAAAACTTATACCACCTTTTTAATTCTTTATAAGAATTGCTGGTAATGGAGCTATAGTTTTTTGAGAATTCAGGACAAAGAGAAACTCGTTTGAATGAATCGCCCTTGCCTTGGACGATCATCGCCTCTCCCATATTAATAGCCATCCCTAATGGATGATTAAAAGTAATGCATCTTCCTACACCATTTTTATCGGAATGGTCATTAACTTTTCCTATCAATGGGTAGGTGATCTCTCCTTCCATTGAGATTGTGCCGAGACAACCTTCTTCTTTAACAACGAAATATAATAGCTCATTAGTTTCGGCATAAGCTATAGAGCTTATTTTTTCATTAAGCTCAAATTGAACTACTTTGTTAATTTTGCTTGTACCCATTGAACACGAGCAAAAACTATATTTAAATTTATCCATTACCATTTAATACTATCTTTACTTGAGGCGTGGTTAAGCGAATAACGCCTAACCCTCTCCCAAAGTCTATGTCTATTTCATCTGACGAACTATTGACTTGAATAACCTCTCCACTTTTTCCAGTTAGGGCAGTTAGAGTTGGGTCAATCACTTCGACGATTGATTGTAAATATTGATTGTCAGCATTCTCAAATCTCCATGAATTTTCGTCAATAGATAATGCGACCTTAGTCATATTACCATTGGAGAGAGAGAGAGCCTTAACTTGAAAATTTCCTGATTTCTGAGGTATGTCCGGTAAGTCTAGAGAATCCTTTAAAAGAATCAGTTCTTGACCTCGGATTGAGTAATCTCCACATGCCTCTACAATAGGCTTCCAATATCGTTGATAGAATTTCGGACTATGATATGGGAATGCATTAGCGACAGCTCCCATAGGAACTATAGCGTCTATATTTCCATGCTCATTTATTGAAGCCTTGAGAATTGCCTTTGGGGCATAAAATGTAATAGAATCTTTTTCTACATGGTAAATAGTGTCAGGGTGTTTCTTTTCTATCGCTTGACAAATGTTCCACGCGATTCTATCATTAAAATTATGACTTGAGTTTGAAGCCTCTTTTTTAGCAGACGGATTCATTTTGAAATTCTTTTTAATTAAGTCCTCGAATTCCAATTTGATTCGCTGAATCTTTATTTTTTCTTCTTCATCTTCGATATTCTCTATGACCTGATCCAACTCGGTCAGAACCATGTCTATCTCTTTGTAAACAAGATTGGCCTCTTCGTCATCATTCCTAGTTCCTTCAGCACGCTTACCAAGTATCGAAAGAAGCTCTCCGTAATGATTTAACAACATATCCTCGGCAGAGATGTCAATTGCCATAGGTCGGGTAAGATCTTCGTATGCGGTCTTTTTAAATGCCTCTAGATGGGCACTGGCAGATTGAAGAAGATTTTGAGCATCTCGATAGGCTTTCCATGCATAATCATAACATGGAGATACATTGTTAGCTAAAAAATATTGGTTTTTAGAATCAAATACAGTTACGTTTTCGTCTTGGATACTAAATCCATATGCTCCATCTATTTTATTAATTTTAGTTCTCATATCCACCTATTATAAACAAAAAAACACTTCTCTAGAAAATATTTCTAGAAAAGTGCTTCTATAACATTTGTTTGAATAGGCTAATCTATGAACATTGGGATTGTCCACAAACTGTACATGTGGGACATTCTCCTTTATATATCATATCCGTACTATGACAAACGGGGCACACTAATCCACTTTTCTCGCCATCAGCAATATATTTCTTTAAAACGCGAGCCATAGCTCTTTGAAAGCTGAACAGGTCTCCTTCGACGCCTTTCTTGGTAATCTGTTCACAAACCCATTTGATTGGAACTCCATGCCTTAAGACCAAACTTGTAAGTCTTGTAAATGCACCAGCATCTCCATTATTGAAGTGTTTTGCAATACCTTTAAATTCAAGCTTTTCATTTTCATCATCCAACGAACCAAGAATTAGATTGTATTGCGTGACTCCATCAACCTTTCCATTTTTGATAATCCATCCCTTCTTATATTTGCCGGGAATAGAAAATTCTTCGCTGCTACCACCAAACACTTCATATATTTGATCTCCGAGTCTGCCGACAAAGAAGATCCAATCTCCTCCACCAACTTTACTACGATGAATATTACATTCAAGAACGATAGGACGTTTGGGTGCTGATGCAGGAAGAACCTTGTCGGGACGATCTCCGTTCTGCATCATTTTGTTTGCCAATTCTTCCATTTGCTGTTGCTCAATGAATTTCTTGGTTGCATTGTCGCAGTCACCGCATCCGGTTTTAGAACTTTCACTAGTAAGAACTCCGTCGCGACTACCCGCTCTATAAATTGTAAGTCCTTTACATCCTTGTTCCCAAGCCTCGACATAAAGTTTATGAACCGTTTCGGCGTCAACATCAGCAGGAAGATTTATGGTTGAGGAAATAGCATGGTCTACAAAACTAGTTGCAATAGCTTGCATCTTCACTCTTGCATGAAAATCAATTTCTTCTGCTTGAGCACCGAAGTAAGGACTATCTTCAAACTCTTTACCTGTGATGTCTACGAATTTCTTTACACCATGATGGTATACTTTGTATTCTTTCCATCTATCACCAAGGTCATCAATAAAATCAGGTTCGATGTCTTCATGGTCAAGTAGTTTGCGTTTCCTAAAATAGATACCTTTAAAAACAGGTTCTCCACCCGAAGAGGTCTGTGCTTCAGTACTAACAGAACCAGCGGGAGCTGTTGTTAATAATCCGACGTTACGACGACCATAGGCAAGCATACTTGTTTTAATGTCTTCGGGCAATCTGTTTAGAAAAATGTTGTCTTTTTCTTTGTCGGCATCATATATCGGGAATGCTCCACGCTCTTTAGCCATTTCGATTGAAGAACGATATGCTGTGTTTCGTAGATTCTCATAAACCATTTGAACAGTTTTCATCGAGTCGGCAGAACCATATTTTTGATTCAACATCGCAATACAATCTGCTAGAGCGGTAACGCCTAAACCTGTACGTCTTCCGTTTTCGCATTTTTCACGAATACCTTTCCATAAATCAAGTTCGTTACGTTTTACGCCGTCGTCTTCAGGATCTTTTTCAATCTTGGCAATAATTTTATTGACCGCTTCAATTTCTAAGTCAACTAGATCATCCATGAGTCTTTGTCCGATTCGTACATGCTCATTGTAAAGGTCTATGTCAAATCTTGCGTTCTCTGCGAATGGATCAATTACGTATGATGATAAATTTAATACTAGAAGACGACAGGAGTCGTTTTCGCAAAGAGGTAGCTCTCCACAAGGATTAGTGCTAATGGTTTGGAATCCAACGTCAGCATAACAATCGGCAGGACTGTTTTTAATAATGTTGTCCCAAAACAAAATACCGGGTTCTGCACTTGCGTGAACAGACTGAACAATTTCATCCCATACCTCACGAGCCTTCGTTCTCTCTTCAATTTCAGGAGTATCAGAATCGACGGGCCATCTCTGATTATAATATCCGTCTCTACGAACTGCCTTCATAAACTCTTCGGTAACTCTTATGGATATGTTAGCTCCTGTAATCTTCTTGAGGTCACGTTTAATTTTAATGAAGTTCATGATTTCAGGATGATGAACAGAAATGCTCAACATTAATGCTCCACGACGACCATTTTGAGCAACTTCGCGAGAAGTGTTAGAAAAACGCTCCATGAATACGCCAATACCATCTGTTGTAAAAGCACTATTATGTGTCTTCATTCCTTTCGGACGAATAGCAGATACGTCTAGTCCAACACCGCCCCGTCTTTTTGAAATTTGAGCTATACGTTCGTCGGCACGACAAATACCACCATAACTGTCAACGGTTTTAATTACAAAACAATTACTCAGACTAACAAATTGATTGTTGTTGCCAACTCCAAACATAGGGCTACCCTGAGGAATAAGGTATTTGAAATGGTCAAACAATCCAAATATTTCTTCTTCTGATACTGGATTGGGATATTTGCTTTCCATTTTTGCGAATTCCTTGGAAAGTCTTTTGTGCATTTTTTTCGGAGTAGATTCAATATACTCTCGTTTTGCATTCTTTAATGCATATTTGTTCGCAAAAACTTCTGCTGCCAAGTCATCACCGCCAAAATACTCGGTGGACTCTTTGATTACTTCTTCTTTAGTAAAGGTTTTCATTTTTGTCTTGCTCCATCATTTCTAAATCTTTAATATAAAGTATATTCACGTTTAAAAGAAAAGCCTTCGCGTCTAGCAAAAGCTTTGAGCCGTCAACATGAGTGCATTTTGTCAGTAATAGATGACCCCATGCCAATACTTTACCAACCTCATCCTCTTCACATTTCATCGCCGACAACTTCGAAATAGCATCATTTATCTCATCTTGTAGATAAAAACGCCATGATTGTTCTTTCATTATACCATTAGCATTGATTTTTCGGAGATCATATAATTGCGAACGATCTCCGAAGTTTCGGGAAATTTGATAACTGTGTGTTGTTGCAAATACTTGACTTTTAGGAAAACATCTTCTAATCGAGTTAATCAAGTTTAAATGTCTCCCACTTTCTACATGCATTGCCACATTATCAATTAAGATAACTCTAGGTGAGATTTCTTTGTTCAATAACGTCGAAAACGACTTAATGATTTTTCTTTCTCCAGCACTGCATTCCCTGTTACTAATTCTTTCATTTGGCTTCTGAATCCAAAAATCAAACACAAACCCTTCTAGGTCAGGGTCTCCCGAAAACTCGAATTTTTTCGAAACTTGGTCAATTTTGAAACCCGTTACCGATTCAAACAGATCTTTGAACATCGCCCACTTAGATTCGGGAAGCTGAAATTTATGCAATTCCTTGTCAAACGTACTGTAATAACAAAGACGATAAACAATCTCTTTTATCGATGGAGGATGGTCTTGGACAAATCCTGACTTATTAATTTGAACAACATACTGCTCATACCCTTTTACAGATGTCTCAATAACAGCAGTAATTAGAAAATCGTCTTCTCCGTATATACCCCCTTTTTCTCCATCTTCGCTTCTTACACATTTGCCAAGCATGGCTTGAAGGGATTTTGCATCACGATTATCGACCCTTGAGAAAATAAGCTGAATCGCTTCAAGGATTGTTGTCTTCCCACATCCGTTAGGTCCATGGAAGCAGGCAAAGGGTAAAATCTCGCCAACTCTACCTTCAAATTTGAAAACGTTATCCGGGAATACTTTATAGTTGTAAAAGTGTATCGAACGAACTCTAATATTCGGAACGTCGTCTAATTCGAAGCCGGGGATTCCTAGGTTTTTCACCATGGAGTTTAGTTCTGACGCAGCCTGAATGGCAAATTCATTAGGATCGATTGGTATTTCAATTACATCTGTCGGCATATATATTTCTTCATCAGCTTCTATCGTCGCTTCACCCATTATTCCCTCCTGTTATTGTTATAATGGCATTTCTATCAAAAGTCCACCTGTCTTTTTCATATTCAACGGGTGGAGGTGGGGCACTATTGCTACCGTAATTAACTTCAATTCCTTCTGGAACATAAACATGAGCCTTTGGCCCATTTAAAATATCTAAATCTTTTTCATATATAGGAAGAGCCCTATCTTCCGTTAACATATCTTCTACGTCATCAAGGTAGGGGAAAATTCTTTCAAAAAGGTAATCAACATTGCGTTCATTAATAGCACCATTCTTAACCGCTTCTCCGCATACAAACCAAATCCCCTTTTCATTTGGAGGCACGGGTAATACATACGAGTTGAGATCTTCTTCTGACATAAACTTTTACTTGACCTTCTTTTTGAGGTCTTCTGTTAATAGGGTTTGTAACAAACTTATATGAAAACGGAAAACAAAATGACTCTTGATTATTTTCATGCCAAACCGACGATGCTCGAATTTTCCAATTAATGTCGTATAACTATCAGTATCCATCTTTGTTAATATTTGAGAGAAAGCATCTAAGTTCTCTCTTACGAGTAGTTCGGCAATAGAATCAACGATATAATTTGAAAAAATCTCAGGCTTATACTGAACATAGTCTGCCATTGTCAATCCCATGTCTTCCATACCAACAGAAAATATAACATCTCCATCTTCATTGTCATCATCTATTATAGTGATTTCAGGACAACTAGATACCATTTTTCTCAAAAGGGTTCTATAACGAGATAGTTTTCGCTTTTGAACCTTGTTTTTGCTTTCTTCGTTGGTTTTTGTCTTACAGTCTTCCATATTTTTCCTTTCGTTGCCTATTATACAGTCTAAATTAAAACTTGAACTTGAACTTAATTCCTAGTGCGATTTTGTTCCGTTCGCGTTTAAATGCCGTCTCGGGATCTTTAATATCATCAACCGAGAGGTTAAATTCTTCATCGTCATAAGATTTAATCACGGGTCGTATATGTCGTCCCACCCATTTAAGCAATTTTTTCATAGGATAAATCCATACCACAATCGAATATAATACTAGTAATACTTCTCTAAGGAAAATGGGAAACCCTATGAAAATCATCAAGCAAACAGCAAAAGCCATAAGTCGTTATAGCGACGAAGAGTTAAGTTTCTCTTTGGGGAATGACCCTGCTAGAGCAACAGGACTATTGCAAGAAGCCGCAAACAGAGGTTCAACGGCAAACCTGCTATATTTTGCTGCTTTTCAGCCACATATCATAAAAAATACAAAATTAGTTCAGTTTTTACTAACCTCTTTGTCAAAATGGTATGACGATCCCGATCAAGATAATGATGCTGTAACACGCACACTTAAAGCGATATTAGATAATGACTCTCAGTTATTATCAAGCGATGAAATCTCAGAAGGATTATATGATCTTGCTAGTCGTTCCCCCGAAATGTCCGCAATAGCTTTGCTAGGAATGGGAACACCTTCTAAAACGACAATAGATATTGTTAAGTCCAATGAACTAGATAACACAAAAAAGGCTTTTTGGGGACCACACGCTCCAATGATTGGGGGAGTGTCTGCTCCTAATATCAACCCCGTCCTCGACAACATCATGACTCAATTGAAAGATGAGGGTACAAGATGGGAAAATGTATTTAGTAGCACAATGATGTGTTCTAGGATTGGATCTCATACAGACAGATTTACAGAAGAAGCAGTAAAGCAAAAATTGGGCGTCCCAGTAGCTGCTACCATGAAAAACTTTACCGATACGTCAGACCGAATTTACCAGAAGCCTGTTGTAAATGCCCTTGACATGAATCAAGATCCTCAAGTGAAGTTGGGAATTAAACTTCAGCAAGTTCTTAGCAATGAAGCGACCAATGAAGATGACATTGTAACACTTGCTTTGAATATTCTTGAAGACCCCGACATGGCAGACGAAAAAGGTCAAGCATATATCGAATCCTTTTTGTGGCAAATTGTTTTAAACAACATTAAAAGAAAGCCTTCTCGATTGACAATGTACATGGGTATTGAGAAAAATGGCAAAAATATTATTACTGAAATGACAAAAATTAATCCTGAAAATGTAAGTGTTGTTCTAGAACTAATGAGCGGTGGCTTTAGTTATGGATCAATAGACCCTCGTCAATTTGCCAATATGAGAGCTGTTGAAATACTTATGAATAAAGCCGCAAATGACTCTAAGAATATCCCTGCAATTGCAGAATTGCCAAAAGAGTTCCTAAACAATTTGCGACTCGCTCCGAATATAAGGAGAATACTTAATGAATATTTTACAGAACCCGAACCCGAATTTAAAATTCATGATGAAGAAGAAAACACCGACGAAGAGGATTTCTCTGTCCCAGAAGACATGTCAGATTTGTTAGCGTCCAATTGGCATGGACAAAGTATTGTTAGAACGGCAGGATGGGGACAAAAAATTTCTATGGCATTACTTATGGCAATGGTTGCCGTTTTGAGCGGGTCAGCACTTTTAAGTGCTTCTGACAAATATAACGTTAATAAACAACAACTTGAACAGGCGATGCAAGACGAAGCCTTAATGGACATTGCTAATCGAAAGTACCGAGAGATTCAAGCTCCCCAACAAACCCAACAACTTCAGCAACCCCAATCTCCCCAACAACCCCAAACTTTTCAAATGAATGCTGTTGCTCAGGTTGATACTCAACTATTTCAAGAAATTATTCGGCTAGAAGGAACAAAATCATATCAGAGGTTTAAAGGATATTATCGAGGAGGAAAGTTTAACACATACCTCGACCACCTAGGTAAACCTACAGTGGGATATGGACATCTTGTTTTACCGGGAGAAGACTTCTCTAATGGCATTACCGAACAAGAAGCTATTCAACTGCTGCAAAAAGACTTAACGGAGGCTGTCAATGGAGCTAACTCTTTAATCGCATCCAAATTACCTCAAACTTCGATTAAACAAGAAGCTGCACAGATTATAGCCAATATGGTTTATCAAATGGGTAAGACTGGAGTTTCTGGTTTTAACAACATGTGGGCTGCTTTGGCGAACAATGATTATAAAGAAGCAGCAAAAGAAATGTTAGCAAGCGATTGGGCAAGCGATGCTCAAACTCCTGAAAGGGCAAACGAATTAGCGAACCGTATGAATTCCCTATAGTAAGGAAAGAAGTAGGAATTCTTTCAAAAGTTTGTTCAGAAATTAAATTTTAATGTATAATGGTTTCAGATTCGCAATGTAGCGAGTCCCGTCCCTAGCGGTTCTAGGAGAGTGAGTGCGAAAGCATAAAAGGAGGGAGTATGTCAAATACTACCACAAACGAT